TGACTCTCAGTAGCGAGCATCCCCACCGTAACCGAATCCCTACTAACCTTGCCCCTTGGCAGCCAGAGCTGGTATCCCACGGCGTTTGAGACGGCTGAAGCGACAACAGAGCCCATGCGCCAATCGCTCCACCCCTTCGGCTTAAGACGCCCCGTGACCCAGTCGAACCAGACGGCTCGGCTCCACGCTGACCAGCGTGTCCGGATGCGTTCATGGTCTCGTGGGAAGAACAGCTGTGACACGGACTTCCAACCGCCCTTCATCAACTCTCGCAGGACTGAAGGCACAAACATCGGATCGATTGTCGCGCGCGGCGGTGCCACGTTGACGAACCGACCGTCGAGCAGGTGCGCAACTGGTTTTACTTCAACACTCTCGATGCGGATGAGTGTGTCCATCTGTGCGCCCCACGAAGTGCCCTGTACTCCGGAAAGAACTGCGTCTGCTGCCGCTCTAGCCACCCCCCTGTCCGCAAACAACCCACCGTGAGTCTGGATGTTGCTCGTTGCAATCTGCCTCACACGCGCAGGCACCTTCTCAGCGTCAGTGAGAGCCACTCGCCTGGTTTCAAAAGGCCCATCAGCGGACACGTTGTCTTCAACCACGCGACGCCAGCGCCGTGACGGTCCCACCTCGAGCCCCAGTCCACCAACTGATTTAGGTGTGGCAAGCAGGTCTTCTACGTGTTGTCGAGGAGCGCGAGTGAAACCGCAGACATCTCTTATGGCGTGTTCTCTGACCTGAGCGAGAGGGCACCCACGCTGCACCAGCCTAGCCCAGGCTGACACGGTTGACTGCACTGTCATCTTGCCTCCCGCCCACGCGTTAGCGTAGACGAGAGAGGGGATTGCGCGAGCGGCGTAGCCTGTGACGCGGTCTTTTGTGATTACCATGCGCAAGAACTCTGTACGCTGTGTAGAGACAAAGAATTTCCCGGGGTTGACGGGTAACACACGCATGTACGTCTTGACGAGTGTGACTGCCGAGTTCCAAGAGTGTGCGAAGATGAGGTCGTCGTCGCCCTGAAGACACAACTCGTCGACAGACGGCATGCTGCCGCCTGTAACTACAGTGATGCCCACGAACTCGATGTAGTTGAGGAGTGTACCCAGTGCAGAAGTCAAAGCCCACCCGGAAAGCAGCCCACGAAGGTGCCTCCAGGTGTAGCC